CAAAGTTGCGACAAATTAACCTGAACATGAAGATCAGCAAGATCACGAAGAGGCGCTTCAGCGAGAAGTACCAGAAGTGCGCCAAGAACTTCTTCTCGATGTACTTCCCGTACTGCAGGGCCACCTCCTACTTGACGAGCTTGAAGGGCAGCTACGTGGAGGTGGTCATCAACAGGAACTCCAAGTTGCTGGACGTGGACTACCAGCTGATGGACGGCCTCTTGTACATCAAGAACACGTGCTACGAGCCCGAGAACATGGAGGAGATCTTGAACTCCGCGGAGGTGCTCCACATGATGCTGGGCTTGGACATGCAGATGATCTTCGACGACTGGGACGCGATGAACGAGAACATGTTCACCAAGATCGTGATGAACAAGGATAAGTACTACGAGATGATCGGGTACAAGAAGGTGCAGGCCTCGAACAAGATCAGGATGAGGTTCGTGCCGGACAAGTTCGACTTCAACAACATGGACAACATGGAGTTCATCTTCGTGAACGGGAAGAACATCAAGAACATGTCCTTCGAGAACGTGGAGAAGTTGAGGGCCACCGTGTGCAAGATCTTGGACAAGGCCACCACGGTGAGGAGGTCGGAGAGGAAGAGGATGCACGAGACCGAGGTGAGCACGTTCGTCGAGACCTTGGTCAACAAGAAGGAGATCAAGGACTGGGAGTTGGACACCTACTTGTGGAACAGGCACGAGATCTTCTTCAGGCTGTTCATGTCGGACAAGTTGAACCAGGAGAGCGTGGAGTCCGACATGTCCTTCATGACCAAGTTCAACTTCACGGGGTTCGGGGCGAACAAGACGCCGGACTTCATCCTGGAGAAGGAGCCGAACGAGTACGAGGTGATCGAGTTCGCCGTGACCGAGTCCTCCACGGAGGAGGTGATCAAGTCCAAGATGGACAAGTACATGGACATCGTGGAGAACATCAAGACGGACAAGAAGATGAACATCGTCCTTACCGCGGTGGTCTTGGACTTGAGCAACAAGATCGTGGTGTCCACCAACCAGGAGTACTGCTACACCAGCGAGGAGGTGGGGGACGTCTACTCGTTCATCATCGACCAGCACTCCAAGATCAGCAACATCCCGAACTACAGGGAGATGTTGATCATGCACTCCCAGATGGAGGAGATGGAGGAGTCCAAGGAGTACGTGTCGGAGGTCGAGAACTTGATCATGCTCGAGCTGGAGAACATCAACTTGCCCGACAAGGCCAGCATGCTGGAGTTCTCCAGGGGGCTGGCCGCGGAGAACAAGATCTGCTCCAACAAGGAGGACAAACTGGTGCAGAAGATCAAGGAGAGGTGCGAGTCCGTGACCGAGATCGACGACAAGAGGATCATCGACTTCTTCTACGAGAAGTGGGACAAGGGGGTGCTGAACACCGACATCAAGGAGATCAAGGAGACCGGCAGCGAAGACATCTCCGAGGTGATCGTCAAGGAGATGCAGAAGGCGATCAAGGTGGCCGAGGTGAACAGGAAGAAGACCCCGAAGCTCTTCAAGTTGCCCTACTTGGACGACACCGACTGCAAGATCTACTTCAGGGAGTTCGACGTGGGGATCTTGGACGACGGGACGGTCTTGTACAAGGAGCACGAGAACTCGAGGCACGAGATCGCGGTCGAGAACAGGGAGGGGATCGGGTGCCTCATCGACGACATAGAGAGGGTCGAGGCCGTGGCGGAGGCGCTCATGAGGAGCAGCCCGTCGGACGACATCTTGGACAGGTACGACACGACCATGATGTCCAAGATCTTGAAGTTCTACGAGGAGCTGGCGGAGAACCTCATGTACTTGAACCTGAGGAGGTTCGCGTTGGACAGGAACAGGAGCCACTCGGTGTACAAGAACTACGGCAACTACATCTTGAAGGTCCACTCCGGGTCCAAGCTCACCAAGGAGAGCCAGATCTCCTATAAGGTCATCACCAAGAAGGAGAACTTGAACATCTACTTGTCCGAGGCCTTCCACGGGTTCATGGAGAACAACAAGGGGTTGATGGAGACCAAGTGGTTGACCATATCGTTAACCGACCTGTCCAACTTCGTGTCCATCAACTCCAGGATGAGGGTCATCTTGAAGGACATGGAGGAGAAGCTCAAGGAGAACAACATGGGCCAGCTCGTGAAGTCGGAGAAGCTGAGCATGTTCTTCGCCATGCCCGGGTTGATCATGATGGAGCACAAGAGGGGGACCAGCACCACGTTGCAGGACAACAGGTACCTCGTCCACTCCATGACGGCGGTCATGTCGAACAAGAAGAAGAAGATCGAGGACATAATGAAGGAGCCCGTCAGGTCGGTGCTGGAGTCCTACGTGAGGCAGAAGCAGCTCCTGTGGTGCTCGAAGATGAACTTGATGGAGCCCAGCCCGATGCAGTTGTTCAAGGACAGGATGGACAACTCCAACAACAACTACGACAGGTTGTACCTCCCCTCGTTCTTCGACGAGAACATCGAGGTGGAGTTCAGCCTGGTAATGATGGAGATGTACTACTCGAACCTGTTCAACAAGGCGCACGGCTTCAGGGGCCACAGGGAGAAGCAGATCCTCGAGAAGATGATGAAGGCGGAGTTCGAGTACCTGGAGAGCCGCTCCGACACCGAGTCCCAGGGGATCAGCGACAGCTTGTACTGGACCAACGAGAAGGACAAGTTGCACACCTTCGACTCGAGCTTCGTGATCAACGCCACCAAGATGTACTTCTCGAAGGAGGAGGTCAAGAACGCCTGGCAGATCAAGGTCCTGGAGGCGATGAAGGAGACGGTCAAGGAGACGATGATGCTCACGAGCTCCTTGGAGAAGGGGCCGGTGGACTACAAGGAGGCCTTGGAGTTCTCGTCCGACGTCTCGAAGGACTTCTCCTTCTTGACCATCAGCCGCTTGGTGGAGAGGATGGAGACCCACATGCTCATCGACTTAGCGGAGAAGGACGACATGGTCAAGGCCTACTTCGCGCTGTTCTCGAAGGACCAGATCGGGGGCGTGAGGGAGATCTTGATCCAGTCCGTGAAGTTGAGGATCCACGTCAAGTTGATGGAGAAGATCTTCGCCAAGTTGTGCGAGATGCACCCGAAGGAGATGCTCACCGACGACCGCATCAAGAGGGAGATCCAGACCAGCTTCTCGACGGCGATGAGGGAGGAGTACTTGAAGAGCAAGAAGTCCTTAAAGTCCAAGCTGAGCATCCCCATGGTGATCAACATGGACGCCACGAGGTGGGCCCCCTCGATGGTCATGGAGCAGTTCATGTACATGGTCTACTCCATGCCCTTCGAGGAGTCCTTGAAGGAGTACTTGATCACGATCTTGAGGGCGTTCGCCGACAAGGTGATGTTCTTGCCCAAGTCCTTGAAGAGCAAGTGGGAGAAGAAGCCCATGGCCGAGAAGGAGGCGGACCCCATGATGCAGAAGATCAGGGAGATCTCCATGAACAGGAACGGGTTGCTCGAGATCTTCTCGGGCATGGGCCAGGGGATGCTGCACTACACCAGCAGCTTGTACCACTGCATCACCGACGACTACACGGACTACATCATCGAGAAGATCTTGGACTCCTCGCTAGAGACCACGATCAAGAGCAGGTCCTTGATCAGCTCGGACGACTCCACCAAGATGCTGATGTTGGAGATCCCGAACGGGACGAAGTTGTTGATGGTGTTGATCATGTACTTGGACATCCTGGCCTGCCTCAAGAGGATGGCCAACATCCACATCAACTGGAAGAAGACCGCCATCCAGTTCATCATAGTGGAGTTCAACTCGATGTTCTCCTTGGGCAAGAGGACCATCTTGGCCACGGTAAAGGACTTGTACAACTCGATGGCGGTGCCCGACATGACGTTCCCCGAGAGGGCAGTGAAGGAGGCCTTGTCCTCCATCAGGAGGGTGTTGGAGAACGGCTGCAGCATCCCGACCACGTTGACCGCGATGGAGGAGATGAGGAAGAAGTTGATCAGGTGGTACGCCTACACCGACTCCGACATCAACTTGATCATGAAGAAGCTGGACTGCAAGGAGGGCCAGATCCCGTTCCACCTGGGGTTCTTGCCCACGGTGGCCCCGGTGGAGATATTGTTCTACGGCCCGGAGGTCATGATGTTCGACCCGAACAACTCCAAGAGCTTGAACAACTTCTACAAGGGGATCTACACGGCCCCGAAGGTGGGCTCGTCGGAGATGGAGGGGATCTTGTACGAGGACTCCGACTTCTTCGTGGCGGGGAAGTACTGGATGGAGATGCCCATGCACATGGACAAGAGGATGATGAACATCAAGAAGAACTTCTACTCGCACTTGGACATGAACAAGGTGCTGAAGGAGCACAACGCCATGTCGTTGAACGTCAGCAGCCCCTACACCGACATAAAGGTCTTCGACGAGTTCAAGAACTCCTACTTCTTGAGCGTGGCCAGGAGGTACGAGTTGAGCGAGGAGTTGCCGTTCCACAGCCTGATCAGGGCGTTGCAGATGAAGAAGGGGTCCGCCATCATGATGCCCGACAAGATGGAGAACATCACCACGATGTACTTCATAGACCGGATGATCCAGAACTCGGAGAAGAAGAGCAGCATCAACTACTTCAAGGGCTTGGAGACGGTGATCATGAACTACTACGAGAACAACACGAACTTGAAGACCATGGAGAAGGTGAAGGTCTTCTCCCACCCCAAATACAGGATGCTCCGGTTCTACACCACGAGGACCTTCGAGCACGCCACCGAGCAGGAGATCTTGAATGCCATGTTCGGGTACAGCCCGGAGATCAAGATCAGGGTGAAGAACTGCATCAAGACCATGATGGAGAGCTTCGGGTTGCCCGAGAACGAGTTCTACAGGGCCCCGATCAAGATGATCCACCAGATGTTCCCGAAGTCCACGGTCCCGTTCTCGGACTACAGGTCGTACTTGAGGTACTACACCAAGGCGATGATGCAGAAGAAGATCGTGATGATGAGCGACTTCCCGGACATGGGCAACAACGAGGCCAACATGATGATGATCTACAGGACCAAGATGTCGCCCGGGTTCATCTACAACCCCTCCTCCAAGACCGTGAAGAAGGAGGACGAGATGTCCTTCATCACACGCATGAGCTTCCAGGCCAACATCATGAAGGACAAGACCTTGGAGAAGAACATCCTGAACAAGGACAGCAAGGTGATGGTCTGCATGAAGCTCATGAACGAGATGTCGAGGGACAAGAAGATGATCTCGACCAAGAACTTGTTGTCCGAAAAGGTGTTCTACTTCTCCAAGAAGGAGACCCACTCCACCGTGAAGATGTGGACCGACTTCAACATCACCGCAAAGATGATCATGCTGAAGAAGGACAACTCCATCATCTACAACATCACCCAGTTGAAGGGGAAGGACGAGAACTCGGAGGTGTACAACTACTTGTACCAGGAATACCTGAAGATGGTGAACCTCAAGAAGAACGTCAGGAACCCCTTGATGTGGACCAAGGAGAACATGATCGCCACCACCAAGCAGAAGAGGTCCGACGACATCCTCACGATCAGCGTCAACTACTACATGAACTACTGGGAGGTCTCCATGAAGATGTCCGGCCTCATGTGCAAGTACTACAAGAACTTCTACGACGTGTACGAGGACAAGTTCAGGATGATGGGGGAGGAGGGGGAGGAGTACGAGATGGACTTGGTGACGCTCGACAGGGCGGACATCACCTTGGAAGAGATCGACGAGATCTTGGTCAGGAACCAGTGGTTCCCCAACTTGGAGGTCGAGCAGTTCACCGCCCTGCCCATGAGGCAGGAGATGTCGGAGAAGGACAGAAGGGACGCGACGGCCAAGGCCATGGAGATGTTGATGGGCATGGGCACCGAGATGACGAGCTTGCTCGGGGAGATCACCTTCCTCCCGGAGATCGAGGAGGAAACGACGGAGGAGTACAACATGTTCAAGGGCATGGACTTCAGCTGGGTGACGGAGGTCGACTTGTTGTCCGACTTCAAGGAGTACTCCCAAGTCGAGAGCGAGGAGATCGAGGAGATGTCCAAGATCAAGTCCCCCATGCACATGAAGTCGTTGACCAAGTTGGTCATGACCGCCGCCCAGAGGGCCATGTCGTTGGAGATCTCCTTGTCCGAGAAGCAGTTGATGACGACCATGAACCTCATGCACACGGACTGGATCCCGACGTTCATCTACTCCGCCTTGAGGGTGATCGAGAGCAACCTCTCGGAGAAGATGCTGTTCTTCTTGACTGCCCTCGTGCTCAAGAAGATCATGATCTACAAGAAGATCACCAACTTCGCGGTGAAGGAGATCACCGACAGGGAGGCGATCTCCGAGTTGAGCACCATCAAGAAACTGGCCAACATGAAGAAGGCGTTCCAGAGGCTCCTGGGCTAGTCCAAGCTCCCGAGCTTCGTCTTGTACTTGGAGTTCGAGTTATATTGTCGCAGAG